GTTGCATTGGTAGTATCCAATGATACAACAATGTGATACCAAGCAGAAGAATCTCGAAAAACTTGAGTTGTTATGCGCCAATTCGTCGCATAGCCGGAAAGAGTTAAAGTATCAGCGGCAAGAAAACGGATTTCTGTGTAGCCGGAATCTGTATTACTGTTATACGCGGAAAATAACGTCTGCAATACGCCCAGTGACCCCCGCTTAACCCAACCACTCCAAGTCCAAGTCTTGCGGTTGCCAGCAGACGAAGGTGTCCGACTCAAATAAGCAGACGCACTAGACCGAAAGCGCAAGCTGCGGTCAATGGTGTAGCCCGATGGGGCACTCAGCATTAAGCCAGCGTTTACAACACTCATGCGACCGCCGCCAAGATAGTGCCAACAACCACGCTACCGCTTGCACGAATGTAATACGGCAACACATCAACCGCGTTTGCCGCCGTGCTTAGTGTCGGCGCAGCACCGCCAATAAACTCAAAGTCACCCGACCATGCGCCCGTGCGACTGCCTGTGCCGTCTTGGATGATGACAATATGACCGCTTTGCCCAGCCGTCATGTTTGACGCCGAGAATGAGGCATTGCCCGTCAGGGTGATTACAAAGTTATTGCTATCTGCAAAGTTAATCGTAGGCGTTGCCGAGTAGGTAACCGTCGTGACCTCGCCACGCTGACCAGCCGTAAAGGTTTGTGCGCCACTCAAGGTTGCCGCATTTGCAATCGTCAGCGAACCGATAGCCGTCAAGGTATCGGCGGTTTGGTCTAGGGTAGCAAGGCTTATCCACGCATCGTCATCCTCGTTACGCATCTTGAGGATGTTGTTTGCCGAGTCATACCACAATTGATTTGCGTATGTCGTGCTGGGCGCGGTGTCCCCTGAACTTAGCGACCCCAATGCTTGCAGGGCATCGTTTAGGTCACTACGAAATGCTGGGAAACCTTGGTTTGCGATGGATAGGTCGTGTTGACTCATGTGTGCTTCCTTTATGCAGCCAGTTCGCCATAGCCTTTGGCAACGTAATCAAACGTCCGACTTACGGGTGAACCGCCTGAATCTTTGAACGTAATTGTAAATCCTGATGCCGACTTTGCGGTAATCTCGTAGAAGTCTCCCTGCGCCAAGTTCTGCGCGGCAATGCCAATAGCAGGGGTCGCTTTAAAGGCAGGGGAAAACGTAACACCATAAGACCCAGCGCCTGAAGTCAAATCATCGCCGCTGGCTACCCGGTCAGGCATATCAACCGATACCGACAGGTTAGATATCGACGGGCTAGATTCGTCCGAGGTCGTGGTTAGCACCGCCTTGAAACGTAGCCCTCGGGCTTTGTAGTCTCCCACGAAAAACTTGCGGTATGCAGTCCAAGTCGGTTCAGCAGCGTTGGGGTCATCCTCTGTGGTGCTGATGTAGAACTGCACATTACAGTCGCCGTAGGTATTCGGGTCGCCATCGAATAGACCCTCGCGGTCATCAAAATTACCCGCTACATCGTCAAACAGATTGACGTAATCAATGCGACCGACGTTAGCGTTTATGGTCACGCGCGAGGTATAGACCGCGCCCAAATCAACCACATTTGCAAAGGTGTATGTGCCCTCGGTCGAGGTCTTGCCGCCACCACCATCAAAGTCGCCGTCAGCATCGTCAAATAGCCCTGTGGCGCTATCAAAGTCAATCGAGGTATCAAGTACCAACAAGCCCTCATCCGTAACGTGACACTCGGTTTTAGCGCCCGTGAACGACGGCGATTCCGTGACCGTCTCGATAGCGTTCAGGTCTTTAATCGACTCGATGATTGCCACAATCGAGGTGGCATTGATGGATTCGTTGCCGAGTTTGTCAATTGCCTTAATAAAGTATGTGCCCGTCATCGCAGGGGCAATGGCAAACACGCCCGGTCGTGGCACTTTGGCAATCAGGTCAACCGCATTGGAATAGGTCGCGCCAACAGTCTCCCTTGCGTGGCGTATTCTGTAATGCGATAAGTCAAGGTCGGTGACAGGCGTCCAAGTCAGGTAGGCTTGCGTCTCGACGATATTGATTGAGAAATCGCTAACGTCTTGCGGCGGCGCAGTCTTGCCGACGACCTCATGGTTGGTGGTAGTCCAAGCAGACCGCACACCCAGCGCATTGATGGTACGCGCCCGGACGTTATACACCGCACCGTCAATCACGTTGGGCAATTCAAAGATAGTGCCCGTGGCTTGCCCAAGGTTGCGATACTCTGTCTCGGTGGATTGTTTCGCCTGTACCTCGTAGCGGTCTTGGAACCCATGTTCGCCGCTAACCGTAACCACCAGTTTTGTAATGATGGTTTCGCTATTGATTTCCAAGACGTCAATTGCCGATACACCCGGCGCGATAACGTTTAGCGGGTCAGGCAGATTGGTATTAGGCGATGGGTCGTATGCTTGTTCTTCTGATGTATTCCAATCGAAAACGTCTGTCGATATTTCTCGCAATCCAACGTCTACGCCCAATACCTCATCAAACGATAATTGCGAACTAACCACTTCAAATGGCTTGTTTGACCATCCCATGCGGGTATTGTTGATGTAAACAATATCACCGACATTAGCCTTTAATCCAACCAACTTCATTGGCATGGTCAAGGTAATCTGCTGGCGCGACCGCAGCAAGTCTATCTTGGCAATACGCTGTGCCATCGACGCCGAGGTAGTAAACGGCAATTCAATGTTCTTAAAGGTCTGTTCGTTGTTGTCTTGCGCTACAAATAATGCTGACGTAATGGGTGGGAAATCAGTAACAATGTAATTTTCGTCAGGGCTTAAAAACACACCCTTGACCGCATTGAATGATTCGCGTCGGCTAATCAAGGTCTGCACCCGGAAACCACCGCGCAAGTCATTCTCATCGAATGTAAGGGTCGGTGTCGTATATGCCCCAGCCAATATGCGCCAAGTGCCATTCGCCCACACTATCTTGCCAGCCATCGAGTTAGCCAACTGGTTCAAGATATCCTCGGGTCGAACCGATGTTTCAAAGACGCCATGCACCTCATACCGATTTTCAGTAGTTCCACCCGCCACGTTTACATCCTCATCGCAGACGTTAGCGGCAGCAATCAAAGCGGTTTCGTTTATCCCGGTGGCGTAGGTTTCTTTTAGACCGTATGAGGTATTCGTTAAGTAATCAGAAATGCACAGGGCTGGGTTAGCCGACCAAACAGTAGTATCGGTGCGTGGGTCATATACCTTCTTACCGCGCACTAAACAACTAAAGTTTGGCACGCCTTGCGGGAATTTGTCTTGGTCGTATTTCAGGCGCATATACACCGCAGCACATCCGCTCATACGGTGGTTAGTTGTCCATAGACCAGCAGATTCGCTTACCAAGTCATCAAAGGCGGTTTGGTCATCCGTGCCTAGTTTGTACTGGATGCGCGCAACACCGGAATAATTCGATGATGTTACGTTGCCACTACCATCTAGCGTTACTTCTTGGTCGTTCAAATAGAACTTCTCAATAGCATCTATCTCATGACCAGTAAGGGCAATCACCATGTGTAGATATTGGTTGTTGCCAGTTGATTCAATGTATACGATATTCCCGCCAATGCGGGTTCGCCCATACACTACCTTGCGCGACGCAATAGGCTGGCGAGTCGTGACCTTGTTATCTCTAGTGACTATGCTTGGCGCGGTAGGCGATTTGGTTAGCGCAGAAGAAACCGCACCCAAAACAAGACTTGTAACAAACTGACGCGCAAAAAAAGCGCCAGCGGTTGCCGCTGTCAGTCCACCAAGCGCAGCAGGTAGAAAAAACCCCACACCAGTAGCAACTGCTGCAATGGTGAAGGCAGCGGTTAATAGTTTTTTACCTTTCTTGCCCATCAGACGCCCCAAGCCTTTATGCCATCAGACAAAGGCATATATACAACACCATCGTCATTGACTGTGGCAATTTTATCGCCAAGACATACGCCAAGGGATAACCCATCGTCTGAAATATCATGCAAGACTACATCGCCACGCTTGGCTAATTTGATACTCTTAGGGTCGCCCAAACACTCTGTGGCGATACCCTCAACCCCGCCATATTTGGCTAGGCGTTTCATTGCACCCACGCGCGTCTTGTAGCCGCGATACTTTTTGCCGTGGTCTACGCAAGTAATTGCCTCGACGCAGCGAACGGCAAACATACAACAATCATTCGTGCCCCATGTAAATGGTTCGTTGGCGGTGATGATTGCGTCTAATCGTTTTTCCCATCCATCAATTCTCATCCACGCCCCCATGTAATCTCTTTTTCTTGCATGGCAGGTACAAACTCAAAGCCAACATCGCTGGGGTATAGACGTAATTGTTCCTCGTTGGTGTAGCGTGTTTCTCTTGGGCGTTGCAGGTCAATTAAGCGCGATTCGTAAGTAATAGAAATTGTGCTGGTTTCGCCAGCCTCCTCAATAGATGGCACATCTAAACGACCTTCAAAAGCCAAGATAGGGTCAACAATCACCGCATCACTTGCGTCTAAGAATCCAATATAGATTCGACCCAATCGACCTTGCCCAACTTCATTTAACACTAGCGAAATCAACTCAGACGGTATCCCGGTTAGGCTTACCGAGATGCCATTGGCTTGCACCTCGTCATTTTCTGTAATGGGAGATACCGCAGCAAGATGCCCTGCACCTAGCCACGTTTGACCATTCCACGACAGGTCACCATATCCTGACCACATCCTAGTTGTGCCGCTAGAAAAGTTACCCTCAAACAATAGAAACGGCTTAACCTCAGTCGCTGATATTGCGGCTTCTACTCCAGCGGTAAGGTCGCGTGCCATTAGAGTGCCTCTATACAGGCAAAGGTAATGCCGTAAACGCTGGCTTCATCAATCGAGTATTCCATTTGATTTGATGCCAAGCGCCATATTCCCTTGGGGCTGGATACTGTAATCGCAGCGTCATCGTCAGGGCTAGTGCGTATGCGCGGGAAAAGTTCAAGCGTTGCATTACCTGACCCATCCGAATTAACGTCATCCAAGACCTTGTGCAGGGTCGTGCTAGACCCCGTGCCTAACTGTATCCAATCGCCAGCCTTGAGGATGCCCGTGGTGCTTACCGTCCAACCATCGGTTACCAAAGACGAACCCGTTTGACCAGCGCCATTGACCAAAGGCGTCCCAGTACCCACGCCTCTCGGGGATGTATTGGCAGGGTCGCCCAGCAGGAATGTTCCATAACGCCCTTTCATCTTTAGCAAGAAAGCCGATACCTGTTCGGCAGTCGCACGCTTCATAGGCGGCAAGGTAACCTCGGCTTCCCACCATTCGCCTTGATGTTTGTACACCTGTTGCTGGGCAGTAAACGGCGAGGCAGATACGCCGACAATGGTGTTGCCGCGAATAGTCATAGCGCGTATGCCAACGTCGGGGAAAGTTACTGGATAAGTGATTGCCATGATTACCTCAAAGCCGCAGCATAAGACCCGCCACGCAACTTGGCATCAGCCACCGCAGACTTGGCAGCATTGGCGATTTGCGGCATCAGGGTCATTATCTCGGCACGCACGGTTTGCTGCACGCCTGTGGTTACGTTGATGTTTTGCACGACGGTTACGCCGCCAGCAGCCATTTTGTTGTTGGGTACGATTGTCCCAGTTTGACCCGGCACAAACAACTCTGCGCCTTGTTCGCCGACCATGTAAGGCTGACCAGCGGTTACGCTACCGCCCATCGCACGGGCTGGGAATGGCATTTGCGAACCGGGGAATATAGAACCCAAGGCAGTATCCAATACGCCCGATAGCGGTTCGACAATCGCCTTGCGAATTTGGATTTTGATAAGGTCAGCAATGATAGACCGCGCCATATCTGCAAACGCATCCTTGGCAGACTTCGTGCCCATAATCACGGCGGTCAAGTTGTCCTCTAGGCTTTGCAAACCACGCACCGCCATCGACTGCATTTCCTCTGATACCGTGCGAATGGCTTGCTGGTATTCGTATAGCGCATTAACTTGCACGCGGGTTTCTTCGCCGAATGAAACAACAGTTGTAACGGTTCCACTCATCGTACCTTTGAACGTCTCAAGTTCTTTGCCAACTTTCTTAATAGGTTCTACTTGCTTACCTGCGGATTTTGCAGCGTCATTTTGGAACGCAATATATTTCTTGAATGACTCAATCTGCTTAACCAGTTGGGCTTCTTCGGTTTGTAAATTGTTTAATCTGTCTTGCTGCCCAAAATCATCAATGTCGCCAATTTCATACAACTCTTTGCGAACTGCTTTAAGTTTTTCTTCTAACACAGACAATTGTTGTTGAACGTCATTATCTCCAAAGGCAAACTTAATCGCCTTGGCAAATCCTAAACCTGCTTTAGTAGCCTCCGATAAACGGCTAATCAAGTCGGTTAATGCGCGAGTAATGTCAACAATGACATTGTTAAGACCTGCTTTTCCAAGGGTGACTGCCAAATCATCTACTGCGTCACCAAAGTTAGAAAACGCACCACTCAGCGTTTTAGATTGCCGTTCAATAGAACCAGCAAATTTGGTTTGACCTAGTTTCTCTAAGTAGGCAAGGATAGATTCCGAATCTTTGGTAATGGTTTGCGTGACACCGCCAAACGTCATCTTGACCTTATCGCCCTCGACGCTTGCCTTAATACCAAACTCTTTGAGTCGTTCAAACTCACCGACCGCAGCATCGGCAACCGCTTCAACGAATTGGTTCAGCGTCTTTCCAGTACCAGCGGCGATGTTGCCAAATGACTCAAAACTCTTAACCGTAGGATTGATGCCACGGGCAACCAAGATGTTGAAACCGCCCACCACTTCTTGCAGCGAGAATGGCGTCTTGGATGCGAATTGCCGCAGTATCTCAAACTGCTTATTAGCCGCCTCTTGCGACCCGGTAAATGTAACTAGGCTGGCTTGTAGTTGCTGGAATGAAGCATTGATGTCCACAATGCCTTTAATGGCAGCGCCACCAATAACACCAGCAATAGCCCCTTGAACGCTAAATACCGCAGACCGCAGCCCGCTAAGTGAACGTGATACGCTATTAAAGGCTGCTTTGGTTTGGTCAACCGCACCAATCTTAATCTGTACGTCTTTACCAGCCATCGCGTTCTCACTCTTTAGTTTCGGCGCGTAACTGGTAGAACGCAGCCCATTCGTTCAGTTCAGTAACGCTAATTTCCTCAATTTCCTCGATGGTTTTGTGTAGTCGGTCAGCCAAGGCAATGAGGTTCATCCTCATACTGTCCGACTTTAGTCGTTTCCCAACGACTCCACCGATTCAACCGTGCTAAACATCTCACCAGCAACACGGCTGACCAAAGTGATTGATTCGCGCATCAGAAAGGGTTTGTCCTCTAGGGTGAACAACTTCTCGCCCTCTTTGGATTCGGCTTTCATGATAATCAAATCAATCATGGCATCAACTGTCGGGTTGTTGAGAAAGCCGGGATATTTGCGTTGTAACTTGGATACGTCGGCTGCGGTCAGCATACCCACATAAACAATTAACGGCGCATCATCCTCGCCCCACTCAACAACCTCTATCTGCTTGCGATTCGCTTGCCGCTTCTCAGCGATGCGTTTACCTAGACTCATTAGACGGTCGTAGTGGTCAACGCACCAGTACCTTGCACGCTGATGCTGGACTCAACCAAACCATCATACGAACCAGTTACCGATTTGCTGGTCACGATAGCCGTGCCCGACAGATAGGTGTCGCCGCTGGTATCGCCTTCGGGATAAACCGCAAAGGTAATGCTGCTGCCAACAGTCATGGCGGCTTGACCATCGGTGTCAGTCTCATCCCACAGAACCGACAGGTCGCCAGTAAAGTTAGTGAGGCT